GGAGGGAAGTCGGTGAGAGCATTATCTCTTTTTTCGGGGATCGGCGGCATGGATTTAGCAGCAGAATGGGCCGGTATTGAAACAGTAGCGTTCTGCGAATATGCTGATTTCCCCAGGAAAGTTTTAATTAAGCATTGGCCTAATGTGCCAATTTTTAAGGATGTAAAGAAACTTGATAAAGCAGCATTAGAGAAAGCAGGTGTTATCGATCGAGACAAGACAATTAAACTTGTTCACGGAGGATTCCCTTGCCAACCTTACAGTTCAGTTGGGAAGCGAAAAGGCAAGGATGATGACCGTGATCTCTGGCCAGAAATGTTTAGAATTATCAACGAACTTAGGCCCGATTGGGTTGTTGGAGAAAATGTTGCTAACTTCGCCAATATGGAACTCGACCGCACATTATTCGACTTGGAAAACCTTGGGTACGAAACAAGGACATTTATATTACCAGCTTCAGCCGTGGGGGCGTGGCACCAGCGATCAAGAACATTTATTGTGGCCAACGCCGATAGCAAGCGATGGGATAGCGTGGAAGTACACCAGGAAATCGGATGTAGGTCGTTCTGTCAGAATGGCTTTGACAAACAAGCCTGGGATCAGGAGAGGGCAGAAGCGAGTAGTATATTATCTCGCGCTTCTGGAATACTCGCCGATACAAGCATCAGAATTCATAGAAACGATGATGGGATTACCGAAGGGATGGACCGACTTAAGTCACTCGGAAATGCCGTAGTTCCCCAACAAATCTATCCAATCTTCAAAGCTATTATGGAGATAGAAAGGATGCTTGGATGAAAAGAATATTAAATTATCCTGGTAGTAAGTGGCGCATGGCGGACTTAATTGTCGATATGATTCCAGAGCATACGACTTATGTGGAACCATTTTTCGGTAGCGGAGCTGTCTTGTTTAACAAAAAAATGTCAGCAGTAGAGACAATAAATGACTTGGACCAACGTGTTTATAATTTTTTTAAAGTGTGCAGAGATGAACCAAAAGAGTTAGCGAAGGTTGTCTATTTAACACCTCATAGCAGATTGGAACACCAGCTGAGCGGACAGACTGTGGGCGATAGTATAGAAGATGCCAGGACATTTTTAATTCAGAGTTGGCAATCTATTGGTGGGATTCAGAAACATAAAACTGGATGGAGAAGTAATATCGATAAGATAGGCGGCAAGATTCATGAATGGAATGAAATACCAGAGCGGATACTTGAAGTCGCAGAACGGCTTAAACAAGTTCAAATAGAAAATCAAGATGCAATTGAATTACTTCAAAGATACAATCGCAAAACTGTATTTGCCTATATCGATCCACCGTATGTGATGGCGACCAGAAAAGGCAGGCTTTATCAAACGGAGTTTGAAGATAAACAACATGAACAGCTGTTGGATTTCCTTTCATCTGATTTTAAAGGCAAAGCAATATTAAGCGGATATCAATGTGAAATGTACGATGATCTATTAAGTTCATGGTACAAAGTACAATTTCAAGCGAATGCAGAAGCCGGTCAAAGTAGACTAGAAACACTTTGGTGCAATTTTGAGCCAAGCGGTCAGCTGTCATTATTTGGATAGTCAGCAATCCGACGAAATAAAAAACTGATTGATAATGGCATCAATCAGTAAGGGATATAAACGATCGAGGATAGTATTACTTATCATCGTTTTCTTTAAAGTAGTCATCAATATACTCTTTAATTTTTTCAAAATCTTTAGTCAGAAAAAATTTAGAAGGAACTTTTATGATAGGAAGGTTATTTTCATTATCAAAAGGAGCGAATGGCTCAGGAAGAACCAAGTAGTCAACATTATCTTTGTCCCGGAGATAATTTACTGAAACATCGTAAAACTGAGAGAAATAATCTTTAAGGCTTGTATCTTTTTTAGAAAGAAGTCCTGGAGATAATGGCGTATACGACAACACATTATTGAGCACTAAGACAAAACAAATTTTTTTCATAGATAAACCACCTTTCAATTAGATTATATACCAGTTAATTGAATTAGTGTAAATGAATTGGGAATATTGGTATTTGATTATTTGATAATTAAAAATCTTTAAATTATAAAAAAACAAATAAATCCACAATCGTCAGCGATAGCAAACAGGAGGGATAAGATGACCAGAAAAATAAAGATTGAAATAATTAAGGACGTATATTGGGAAGACTGGGGAACCATGCGAAAAGTCTTTAAAAAAGGTTGGGTTGGTTGGGTTACTGGCTATTTCGAAAATGGAAAATTGATGGGTGTATCTGGTGAAAGTCCAATTTACGTCGGCGTATCAGATGAAATTTGGGACGACTGCTATGAGATTTTGGAACAGGAGCAAGCCAATGAAAACTAGCCACTCAATCCTAATAATACTGCTAACGATCGCAGGCTTAAGTTGGCTATCCTATACAATAGTTGACCAACAGGAACAAATTGAGCAGTTACAAGAACAGCTGCAGCATGAGCAAATGAAGTACAAGATTATTATCAATGATCCGTTAGTTAGGGATGCTATGGAGGCAGGAGGATGAAAGAATGGCAATGGAAATAGTGCTAAGTGATGCAGATATTCAATCAATCATTAATGGGAGATCTGTAAAAAGGTATATAAAAGATGGTACAGAGATAAAAATTAGGCAGAGTTATCTACAAGATGCTGCAGCTCCTATTCTTAATGATAGATTTCAAGTAAAAGATATGGTTGTCGAGGATCAGATTAAGCGATTTCGTGATAGTATGCAAAATACTTATGGACTCGGGGGATAAATGATGGACTTTGCAGTGTTAGTAGCCGTGGCACTTTTTGCGGCAGTATTTGCAAGTGTGATTTTCGGGAAAGAATTAGATGAAAAGGAGAAGCAAGCCATTGCCAAAGAAAAAATAGAAAATAAAAAAGAAGAAGCGGAGATTGCAACAAAAGGCAGAAGTTAATGGAACTGGTAAAAAGAAATAAAAAAGCCGGATTTCTCCGACTAAGTTATAAACCACAAATAAATTCTAACATATCGGAGGGGTCGAGGCTATGAGCTTATTTCCAGAAATTGATGAGAATAAAACTCGTGAACGAGCACGTGATCTTCTCGGAGACTATATGTCAATGAAGAGGCATGTGAGTTTTGACGACAGTGTCTATGATCTGACTCAAGCCATACAATACAGTGACATGCCCAAAAGCCCAAGCAGCCGTAATGGACAAGAGCATAAAACTGCTATGATGTTTCGAGGGATAACCAAACAACATCAAAACTATAATAGGAAAATTGCTGAAATCGATCATGCTATTAAGCAATTGCCTGATATTTATCAGAAGATACTGAAAAAATCATACTGTGTAAAGAACCCATGTACGATCAACGAGTTGGCAGCGAGCATAACTGGATACAGGATCACCACTTATGGCCAGAAGGAAGAATTTCACTACAGCATTAAGAATATTGAACGCTTAAAAGCGCAGGCTTTGATCGCATTTGCTGAAGCATATAAGATGGGAGAATTGATCACTCTAAAAAATTAGGGATAAAATAGGGAAAAATTAGGGATAAAATAGGACATTTTTGACATTTGGCGTAATACAATAGTAATATCAACAAATTGTAAATATCAGGGCGCACTCCTTATGATTCGTTGGCAGACCTACTTTCGTGATTCCCTTTCAGCGCCCTGTATTTAATTAAGACGGCATCCAAAAATTTAAAATGAATGGAGTTGAACACACTCCTTATCTTCATTCGCTAGCCGTCTTTTTTTGTTGATTGTTGCACGATAGGTATTCGTAACGCAGATTATCATCTTATAGGAGGTATCACTATGAACACATATGAAGAAAAACTACATGAATTATTAGAAGATCGAACACTAGAAAATATCGAATGGTGTCAATCTAATCGGGAATTGGATGAAGAACAAACTGAAGTTGAAGTTACTTTTAAGTACAAAACAAAAACCCCTGTCAAAAATTAACAGGGGTTAAATGACACTAGAATTTTGGCAAACTCAGTAGATTGTCACTTGTTGTACGATTAGCTTTAGTTCTGATATAAGGCATGCCATGTGTTGGATGAACTGCTTCTACCAGAGCTCTAGAGTAACCAGAAGTAGTATAATAATATTCCATGTTTCTATCTAAATATCTTACTACTTGTTCAACAGTCTCTACTGTTCCGCCTTCTAGTTTCACATGTGTAATTTTGTCTGTAGATGTTGCATAATTATCAGACAACTTTACGTGAGTAATTCTATAGGACATATACTTTTTCCTCCTTGATTATTTCAGCGGCTGTTCGCTGATAAATTTAATTATAAGGTATATTATTAATTTTACAATGCTTAATTGTCGCTGTGGCGGAATAGGTAGACGCTTCAGAAAGGTATTCCGATGTTAGGGACTTAGGTACTATGTAAGGTGCAAATCCTTACCGGTGACTTTGGGAGTTGTCAATTAGATTACTCACACGATCTTTGATACTTCCTACTAAAGTATAGATGAAAAGAAAGCGGTCCTTTTATGGGCCGTTTTTTTGTGGTTAAAACATTACGGAGGCGGTGGCGTTGATGTGCAGAAATGGGAGTTAGCATACATAGATTATCAAAACGGCATGAAGTACAAAGACATAGCCGTTAAACATGATGTATCTATCAATACAGTTAAATCTTGGAAGTTCAGAAAGTGGAATGTACCTCCTGAAAAAAAGGGTGCAACCAAGAGAGAAAAGGTTGCACACAAAAAAGAGGTGCAACCAGTAATAGATAATGATGATCTAACAGAGCAACAAAAACTGTTTTGCCTTTATTATCTAGAGTGTTTCAACGCTACTAAGGCTTATAAGAAAGCTTATGGATGTGATTATAAAACAGCCAATGCGAATGCATATTTGCTTATGGTAAATCATGGTATAAAAGATGAGTTGAAGCGTCTGAAAGCAGAGTTGCAGCAAGATGTATTTCTTGATGTGAAGGATTTGATACAAGAGTATATAAAACAAGCCTTTGCTGATATTACCGATTTCACTGAATTCGGCAAGCGAGAAGTGCCTGTTATGGGCATGTTTGGACCAGTGAAGGATGAGGACGGCAGAGAGTTGATGAAGGAAATCAATTATGTCGATTTTAAAGAAAGTGCCGAAGTTGAAGGCAAGTTGATCAAAGAAGTGAAAGTCGGCAAAGATGGTGTATCAGTCAAGCTTTACGATAAGCAAAAAGCGATGTCCGAACTCATGAAATATCTTGGTGGTGATCGGTTGCGAGAAGTGCAGATTGCTGCAGCTATTGCTAAGAATAAGGATGGCAGCGAAGAGTTTGATATGGAAGACGATGGTTTCTTGGCAGCATTGGAAGCTGAAGGTGAAGAACTATGGCCAGAAGAGTAAAACAGGCGGTCTTTAAGTTCAAACCTTTCAGCAAAAAGCAGAAGATGATTCTTACATGGTGGACCAAGAAGTCTGCTGTCAAAGACAAAGATGGAATAATAGCCGATGGCGCTATTCGTTCAGGCAAAACTATTTCAATGTGTTTATCATATGTCATGTGGGCTATGTCAACATTTGACAGTAAGAACCTTGGTATGGCAGGTAAGACAATCGGCTCGTTTCGGCGGAATGTTCTTTTTTGGTTAAAACTCATGCTTCTATCAAGAGGATATCGATACAAAGATCATCGTGCTGACAATATGTTGGAAGTCACTATAAAAGGCAATACCAATTACTTTTATGTTTTTGGTGGTAAAGATGAACGATCTCAAGACTTGATTCAAGGTATTACATTAGCTGGCATGTTTTTTGATGAAGTAGCACTTATGCCAGAATCCTTTGTAAACCAAGCGACTGGGCGTTGTTCCGAGAAAGGTTCCAAGTTTTGGTTTAACTGCAACCCAGATGGCCCATATCATTGGTTCAAACTGAATTGGATTGACAAGATTAAAGAAAAAAATCTGGTGTATCTTCACTTTACGATGGAAGACAACCTTAGTTTAGATGAATCAATCAAGAAGAGATATCGCAGCATGTATTCAGGAGTCTTCTACAAACGATATATTCTTGGTTTGTGGACAGTTGCTGAAGGCGTTATTTACGATATGTTTGATCAGTCAAAGCATGTCTACAATAAACTAATTGATTTTATTTTTGGAGATAATTATATAAGCATTGACTACGGTACGCAGAACGCTACCGTATTTTTATTGTGGCAAAAAGGTAAAGATGGTATTTGGTATTGCGTGAAGGAGTTCTATTATTCTGGGCGTGATAGCAAGAAACAAAAAACAGACAGTGAATTTGCTGATGAACTACAGAAGTTTACAGAAGGTATACGAATCAAAGAAGTGATTGTAGATCCGTCTGCTGCTTCTTTTATTGCCGAATTAAAGAAGCGAAACTTCAAAATCAGAAAAGCAAAAAATGATGTGCTAGATGGCATTCGTTTTGTTGGTACTCTCCTTAACGAAGAAAAAATAGCGTTTAATTCCTCTTGTGTGAATACCCTGAAGGAATTTAGTTCTTATATATGGGATTCTAAAGCAATGGATCGTGGAGAGGATAAGCCTATAAAGCAAAATGACCATGCAATGGATGCCGTTAGATATTTCGTTTACACGATTATCTTTAAGAGTAATAAAGTTAAAATTACTAATCGTCCTACATGGATGGAATAAAGAAGGTGAAAGAATGGCAATTGCTATTGATCGTGAATTAGCTGGTGATATTAATAACCCTAGTATGGAAGTAATCAATTTCTGCATGGATGAGCATAAGAAAGAAATACCACGGCTAGATATGTTATTTGATTACTACGAAGGTAAACCGCATAAAATTGGGCAAACGAAGATTCGAACACCACACGATATGGACGAAATATTCGTAAATAACGCCAAATATGTAACGGACATGATGGTCGGATTCACAGTCGGCGCTCCTGTATCTTATGCACCAGCAAAGGATAAAGATATTACACCAGTCACAGACGCGTTAGAAAAGATGAAAATCAAAAAGCACGACAAAGAATTAGAAAAAGGATTATCAACAATGGGCATGGGCCTTGAGTTGCATTATCTTGCTATTAAACCCGGTACTGAAGGAAAAGATATTCCTGAAACTGTGCCTAAAATAGCATGGATTGATCCAAGAGGAATGTTTCTAGTTGTTGATGATACTATTGATCGAACAAAACTGTTTGCTGTTCGTATGGTTAAAAAGCGGGATTTAAAACGAAGAACATTTTGGGAAATATCAGTTTATACAAAAAAAGGAGTAATCATTTATTACTCAAAAACAAAACATTTGGATAAGACTAGTTTAATAAAGCGAACTCCTAATCCGAAGTTCAAATCACATTACTACAAGGATGTGCCTGTAGTTGAGTTTAGGAACAACGAAGAAAAGCAAGGCGACTATGAGCAGCAATTGTCTCAAATAGATGGGTACAACGTCTTGCAGACGGATCGTATCAAAGACAAGAAGAACTTTGTCAAAGCGATTATGATCATGTTTGGATTTGGTCTACCAGATGAAAAACCAGATGAGATAAACGGAACAATGGCTATTGAAGCCCCCTCAAAACAAGATGGCGGAGATTTTCAGTATGCAACTAACACATTCGATGAAACTCAGGTACAAAAGTTGGCTGACTCTCTACTTGATGATTTCCACAAAACGACTTATGTGCCAAATTTAAATGATGAAAATTTTGCTGGGACCCAATCTGGCGAAGCTATGAAGTACAAGTTGTTTGGATTGCTGCTTGTATTATCAATTAAGATTGGATATTTAGAAGACGGAATCATGCAGCGTTTGGAATTGTTGCAGAACATCTTGAATGTGAAAGGTCACAATGTGGATGTTGAAGGAACAACAATCAAGTTCAAACCTAATTTGCCAATTAACCGATCAGATATCATTAACCAGATCAAGGAATCGCAAGAGTTTATCCCGTTGTTAATCAGCTTAGGCTGGTTGGATGATATCGATAATCCTCAAGAAGTTGTTGAAATGTTGAATCAGCAAAAAGAGGAAAACATGAAGTTGCAAGCTAAAGTTTTGGGTGTACAAGCTAAAGACAGTCATTCGGATTTGGATGATGAGCCAGAGGAGGACGAAGAAGATGAACGAGAACAATCAAATGATTGAAGCTACTTTCTTTGAAATGCAAAAAGGGTTAGATTATATAGCTAAGCAAGGCAAATATTTATTCGATAAATGTTTAGAAGAAGGATTTAACGAAGAGCAGGCTTTAAAATTTTCTATCAGCATTTTAACTGGTGGGGTGAAAAAAGGAGCTGATTAAATGGCTCAAAAGAAACGTAAGCTATCCTACTGGGAGCGCCGCAATGTTGATGCTGAACAAAAGATAAACGACGGCGCAATCAAAGTCGAAGAAGCGGTAGCTAAGGCATACAGACAAGCACAGACCTACTTAACCCAAAAGGTTAGAAAGTTATTCGCTCGCTCTCAGCAACGTTCTGGACTATCTGAGGATGAAGCTAAACGGATACTGAATCAAACAACATCAGTTGAAGAATTAGCAGAATTGAGAAAACTATCCAAGCAGATTAAAGATTCAGAATTACAATCTTCAGCAAAAAACAGATTGCAAGCATTAGCATTTAAAGAGCGTATCACTCGTGCAGAAGACTTGAAAGCCAAGTCTTTTTTAGTTTCTAAGCAAGTTGCAGATGTTCAGTTAGAAAAGCAGACAGAATTCTATGTAGATGCTATTCACGAATCTTATCGTGAAGCAACTGCTGAATCAGTCATTCGAAAGGCACAAGAGAATGCTAAGAATGGCGTAGTCATTGAGGTTTGGAATAAGAAGGATTATCAGTTTAAAGAATTATCGACTAAATACACAAAGAACATCCTTGATAGCCACTGGCATGGATCGAATTATTCTAAACGACTGTGGGGCGATACGGAAGCTTTAGCAGCAAGGTTAGAAGAGTTGTTCACTGTCGAATCTATGACTGGCATGTCTGAGTTTGAAATGGCTAAGGCAATAGCTAATGAGTTTGACCGCTCTATTGGCGTCGCTAGGCGTTTGATACGCACAGAAGCTAATTACATGGCTAACCAAGCAAAACTAAAAGCGTGGCAAGACAACGGCGTAAAAGAGTACATGCTTGTTGCTGTGTTGGATTTGCGAACGTCTGAAATTTGTAAGGGTAAAGACCATAAGATTTATCTTGTATCTGAAGCTAAGGTAAACGGTGTTAGCGGAACGTATCCGCCTTTCCATCCTTGGTGCAGAACAATAGCGGTTATGTACAGCAAACGCACGCTGAAACTACCTAGAAACGCATTAGATCCTATCAGTGGTAAGGTCATTCCAATTAGAGGTGACACAACCTATAATGAATGGATGGATAAGCTGAAAGAAAAGTATTCGGATGAAGAAATTGCTATCCAAAAGAGAAAAGCAGTCAATGCCAAACGTGACAACGCTGAATACAGGTCGTTGAAAGATGTTTTAGGTAAGAAAGATTCACCGATAAACCTAAATGAGTACCAAAACTTAAAATACGGTAACAAAAATGGCTATAACAAATTAAAAAAAGCTTATCAACAAGCAAAATAGCCCATTAACTACTTGGGGCTTTAAAAATTAAGTGAGCAATAATCTATTAACGTGTGTGGGTTCAAAATAGAATACCAAAGTGAAAGCACTGTGTCTGGGCGAAAGTGTGGATGGGGTGCTTTTTGTTATGCCTGTTTTGAGTGTGCATGGGTAAAGGAGAAAATTATGAAAGAAAATAAATTGTTAATGAACCAATTTGTAGGACAGTCATGTAGCGATCGGTTGATGAAGATGAAACTGCAGTTCTTTGCTGATGGTGGCGATGGTGATGGTGCAGATGGTGGTCAAGGTAGCGGTGAAGGCGATGGAGAAAGCAAACCAATTTCCTTTACCAGTCAATCTGAATTCGATTCTGTAGTGGACAAACGTATTTCTAAAGCCATTGAAACTGCGCAGGCTAAATGGCAAGAAGAAGCAGATAAAAAGATCAAAGATGCTGAGAAAAAAGGCCAAATGTCTGCCGAAGAAAAAGCGCAATACGAGTTGCAACAAGAACGTGAACAGTTAGAAGCCGATCGTGTGGCTTTGAAGCGGGATAAAGACGAAGCGGGTACAATCAAACGCCTTGCTACTGATAAACTGCCTGATTCGCTCTCAACTGTTTTGGCACCTCTGTTCGGCGGTGATGAAAAGAATTTGGATGAAGCTTATGGCAATGTATCTAAAGCTTTTCGTGAAGCAGTTGAACAAGCAGTCAACATTCGTCTTGCTGGATCAGCTGATAACCCAGCAGGTAACGGTGGCGGTTCAGAAGCAGAATCAATCGGTAGTCAATATGCCAAAAATGCAAATAGTCGTACAAAAGCAGACAATGATAACTTTTGGAAATAAAAAAATAGGAGGAAACACAAATGTATGTAAAACCAATCAAAACAGCTGAGCAATTAAACTTCTTAGCTAGCGCAACGTTCCAAAATTTTACCTATCAAGCTGACAAATCTTTCGAAGCTGGTGAAATCTATCCAGCGAATGACGCTACAGCTTTAGGTATTGTATTTAATTCAGTAACAGTAGATGCTGACACAGGCTCACAACCAGTAGCAATCCTTGTGGGTGGTTATGTATTGGCTGATCGTTTGCCAGAAGTACCAACGGATGCTGCGATCACTGCACTGAAGAATATCACCTTCTTAGATGCTGATAAAAAACCAAAAGTAGCCGCTGACAGCGGAGAATAAAAGAAAGCAGGAGGAAATAAACATGTCAACAATTATGGAATTATTTACACAAAACGAAGTTTTAAGCTATGTTCGTGATCGCGAATATAAACCTTTACTAGGTGAAACACTCTTCCCAGAGCGCAAACAACCGTCTTTGAAATTGGATCAATTAAGCGGTGGTAGCCGTATCCCTATCGCAGCATCTATCCACGACTTCGATACTGAGGCTGAAATCGGTAGCCGTATTGTTAACAAGCAAGAATTAGAACTAAGCTTGATCAAACGCAAAATGCAATTGAAAGAAACAGATATTATTGCATTAGAAAACCCACGTACACCAGCAGAACAAGCGTATCTAGTAGGACAAGTTTACAACGACATCGATCAGTTAGTAGCTGGTGTTCGCGCTCGAGTGGAAGCTATGCGGATGGAAGTATTAGCAGCTGGTCAAGTGACTGTTAAAGAAAACGGATTGAACTTTACACTTGATTACCATGTGCCTGCTGAACACAAAGAAGCTTTGACTGGTACAAACGTATGGACGAATGAAAATTCTGATCCATTGGCTGATATCGAACGTTGGATTGATGCTTTGGATACAAAACCAACTCGTGCATTGACTTCTCGCAAAATCTATCGTGCGCTTGCCACTCATCCTAAAATCATTGCTGCAATCTTTGGCAAAGATTCTGGTCGTGTAGTTTCTCAAGCTGATTTGGATGCGTTCATGGAGACTCATGGTTATCCAGTGATCCGTACTTACGATGAAAAATACAAAGTACAGAAAGCTGACGGAACGTATACAACAAAGAAATATTTCCCTGAAAACAAATTCGCAATGTTCAATGATGATTTGTTGGGTGAAACGCTATATGGTCCTACTGCAGAAGAAACTCGTTTGACTCGGGATCCAGCGGTTGATACTACGCTTGTCAGCAACGTATTGGCATCTGTTTACGATGAAACGCGTGATCCTGTCGGAACTTGGACGAAAGCTGTTGCAACTGCATTGCCTTCATTTGCAGCTGCTGATGAAGTGTTCCAAGCACAACCAATCGCATAGGAGGAAAAACCATGTTTAAAGTCAAAGTAAAAGATATCCCCGTATTCTATGCGGGGAAACGTTATGGTTCAGGTGAAGAATTAATCATCGATGGCGATCATATGAATGATGATTTGTTTGATAAAATCGAAGAAATCGAAAATGTGCCGTTCAAAGGCGTTAAAGAAGCAACTTTACGTAAGGCACTTGAAGCTGCAAAGGTTGAAATTCCTGAAGAGGCTGATCGTGATGCATTGATTCAGCTGATGAATGACAATCAAGTAAATTTGTAAGGAGTGATAGCTTATGAATGAACAAAATCAAATCGTCCTAGATAAGCTTGCTGTCGAACTAGGGCGTAAGTTTTCTATTATGGATCCAATGGCTTTTGAGGTATTGAAAGATGATATCAAAGATGCGATGTATGATGCCTTGGATTATTGCAATCGTGATGTGCTTGTGGGCAATATGCCGTCTTCTGTTAAAGATTTGTATATCTTTCGCAGAAATACTGAAGGCAATGAAGGGGAGACAGCTCGTACTGAGGGCGGTGTATCTCAATCGTTCGAAATTGGTATTCCTGCAAAGATTCAATCAAAACTCAATCGCTATAGAGTGGCAAAAGTGAGGTCGTTCAGATGAGGCTTAGGGAACGCGATTTACAAACTGTCTACCTAAAAAAACGAAAAGTCACTCATGACGAAGAAGCAGAAGAAATAATCACATACCCGTTTGATCCGATTGAGTTGAGTATGAATCTACAAGCTGCAAGCGGTACGGTAAACGCTCAGATCTACGGTAGCAAGCTTGAAACAATGAAAGCTTGCAAATATCAAGGTGATATGATTAATGAGGCGCAGAACGAACTAGATGGCGTTTGCGTATATGTTGGTAAGGAAGATGAACCAGACTTCACGATCAAATCTATCCAGACATTTTCGACACACAAGAACATTATGCTAGAAAGGAATGATAATCGTGGGAGTTGAAATCAAAGGCCTTGAAAGTTTACGGCGAAAAGTCAAAGCAATACCGCAAATCTTAGATGATGCGATGTGGGATGCAACTTTTGAAATTACCGAGTTGATTAAACAAGCCGCTAAATTGCGATTATCGTCTAGCATGAAATATTCTAGTGGTGAATTATTGGGAAGTTTGAAGAATGAAGTTGTGATCAATGCACAAAACCAAATTGTTGGGCGTGTCTGGTCCGACAAGCAAGAAGCGCTATTTCGTGAAGTTGGTACTGGTCCTGTCGGTGAAGCTAGTCAAAAAGACTTACCAGAAGGATTTACACCAGTTTACTCGCAAACAGTATGGTTCATCCCAGCAAAAGATGTTGCTGTTGATTTGGAAGCCATATACGGTATTCCTCGTGTGATTGTTCAAGGTACAGACTTCTACATTACCAAAGGACAGCCAGCACGACCGTTCTTGTATCCTTCTTTAGTAGATTTGATCGGTGAAGCACCTGAAATCTACAAAGAACATGTACAACGCAAGTTAAGGGAGTTGAAGTGATGGAACGAGTGAATATGAAGACAGTCACTGTTGAAGTGTTACAATCCGTTACTGACATCAAAAAGATTGCGACGGACTATCCTTCAACTTGGAATACATTCCCATTGGCTATCTACCGGACTGCCAACAAACCACATCAGATTGATTCATTAGGTAAAGAGTTACAAACAGAATGGACGATCACAGTTGAATTATACGGAGACAAAAGCCAGACCAGTATTGCTGAAAGTGTTTTAAGCACATTCGGTAATATTGGTTTTTCTGGTACCGCTAAAGATGCTAACACGGCTGATCTAAAGCGAATCATCGTTGAAGTAACAGCTGTAGTTGATAATGTTACGAAATATGTTTACAAAAAATAGGAGGAATTACACATGGATTTTGCAGGACTATTATCAAAAGGAACCGTCTTAACCTACAAAGATGGTTCAACAACTAAAACTGTAGCAGCAGTCAAATCTATCCCAGCATTGGGTAGTGACCCAGAAAAAGTCGATGTAACACACTTAGGATCAGAAAAGAAAGCTTATATCAAAGGTATCGAAGATACTGACAACTTAGAATTTGCGATCGTATATCAAGGAGATAACTTCCGTGACATTCACGCCTTGGTTGAAGCGAATAAATCGGTCGATTGGACAATCACATATCCAGATGGCTTAAAATCAGAATTTACTGGTGAACCATATTATAAATTTGATGGTGCAGAAGTCAATCAAGCCATTGGATTTAACTTAGGTGTGGTTGTTAGTGAAGGGCCGACTATGACACCTGCGCCGGCAAAGTAATCACCCCCGAGTCGGTTACTTTGTCACCGAAGACATCTACCGCAGTTGCGGGGACTGCATCAAATCGTCAATTGACATCAACTGTATCACCTAGTGATGCTACTGATAAAACAGTTAAGTATACAATTGCACCAACTACTGCAGGTTTGGCCGTATCGAACACTGGGAATATTACCTGGACTGCAGATGTGCTGCCAGGGACCTATACAACAACAGGTACATCAAATACCGGGAATAAGACAGACACACACGTTTTAACATTAACAGAACCAGAAGAAGGTTAGTCGAAAGACTAGCCTTTTTATCTTAGGAGGAAAACAATTATGTCAAAAAACAATATCGCACAATTTCCACACACAACACCATTTGAATTAGGTGATCTAACTTTACAACTCCGATTGGATGGTAAAGCCGTTTTGGCAATTGAAAAACGATTAGATGAAGGCATCATGGGTTTATTCGTTAAGAAACAAGGAGAGATCAAATTGCCTCCATCAAATAGTTTGCTGATCTTGTTGCAAGGAGCAAACAAAACAAGCGGTGTAACGGATAAAGTTATCACTGAAGCATTCGAACAATACTTAGATTCTGGGAAAACGACTATGGATCTATTCGGTGAAGTGAATGAATTTTTGGATGAAGCTGGTTTTTTCGGAAAGAAAGAAACGGAGAACGAAGCGATAGATGGGGAATCTTTGGATCAGACGAACAGCGAAGACAGTCTTCTGTAAAAAACTTCTCTAATTTATCTGAAATGCTTGAGCACATGTATCCTCAAGCGGTTGAAGCAGGAATCCCTGCTACTGAGTACTGGGGAATGACACTTGAAGAAATTATGATACAAGTGCAAGCAAATAAGAAAGTTAAAGAGAATGAGTTGAAAGAAAAAGCAATGTTCGACTATTCTCAGCAACGATTAGCTGTTTTTGCTTTTAATGATCCGAAGAAGTTTCCAAAATTTGAAGACGCATATCCATTTCTTAAACAGATTGAGCAAGCAGTTGAGGAAGCCAAAACAGAAGAGGAATCAAAGCAAGACGCGATGAAGCGGGATCAAGAAATTTTCCTAGCCCAAGCACAAGCAATTAATGCAACACGAGAGAGAAGAAAACTTATAGAAGAAAGGTAGGTGAAAAAGCATGGAATTAGAAACGCTTGAGGTACTCCTCGATATTAATACCGCCAGAGTTGAGCAGTCTTTGGAACGAGTACTGCCACAAATCGAAAGTGCTATGAGTCGAATCCAACAAATGTCCGGTAACTCTATGGATCGTACTGAGAAAAATATGGATATTGAAAAAGGCGCTAGCAATTTCACGAAACAACTAGAAAAAATGAATCAAGCACTAGAAAAGACATTAGCAAACTTCGAGCGATCGACAAAGCAATCGTCTGAAACTGCTGGAGACAACTTCGCAACCGGGGTGCGCAAAGCACGTCCGAAGGTTACCAAGGAAATCGATGCGATGGTGAATGAGATTAACGCTAAAATGGGACAAGCGAAAGCGGCACAAGAAAAGGTTGCTTATCTGAAATCGCAAAGGCAAACGGCATCCAGTCAAGGAGATACAGGGAAAGTCGTTAAATACGATGAACAAATCGCTCGAGCGCAAGCTCAGATGACAAAATTCCAAGATCAGGCAAAAGGTATGGGTAATACAATCAAGCGTGAATTAGACGCTGTTCCATCTTCCTTGGAAAATATAACAAAAGGCATGAGCCAAAACGAAGCCCAAATTGAAGCGATGCGAAAACGAATTCGGACGTTGAAGGCGGAGTACAACGATCAACGTGTGCCAACTGGCAGCTTTACATCTGGATTCAAGAATTATGAAGATACTCCTCAATCACTGAAAACGTCTGGAGAGATTCAAAAACAATCAATCAAGATGAATAAGCTTATAAGTGACAATGATCGTTTGCAAAAGGAATACGCACAAACAGAAGACAGAGCAAATGCGTTGAGAAAGGCTCTGCAACGAGTTAACTCTGCTTTGGGACAATCATCCATTCAAACGGGCAACGCTTCTAGCGGCGCTAGTATGACAGGCACAGGACTGAAGCAATCTGAGCGAGCTGTTTCTAAATATGGCGGTGTATTCAACCGCATGTCCAATGCTGTTTCACACGGATTCGGGAGCGTCGGAAATGGCTTAAGGAACTCTCTTGGATTTATTGGAAAGTTCGGAAGTCTATTTTCTAGTAATTCCAACAAAGTTACAGCTGGAACAAATCGAATGACAGGAAGCACGAATGCTTTTGGTCAGTCAATGAAATATCTGTTACCTT